GTAGTGTAAGACGACGTAGCGTACCAAGAAAACAAAGTGTAGTTCGTCGTAGTGTAAGACGACGTAGCGTACCAAGAAAACAAAGTGTAGTTCGTCGTAGTGTAAGACGACGTAGCGTACCAAGAAAACAAAGTGTAGTTCGTCGTAGTGTAGTTCGTAGGGCCGGGGGTGGAAAAGTGTGTAACCCTAATGCCAAGAATGCAACAAATCCTGATTATATTTGCAACCCGGTTACGGGGCGTTGGAATAAACGCAAAGGTGACCAGATATTAAAACGATATGGTCCTAACAAAATAGAATGTAGACGATCATGGGAAATGTTTGATCCTAGATATATTTGTGACCCTTATGATGGTAAGTGGGTTTTGTGGAACAGTCCAAGAGGCGAAAAGATTAATAAAATAGGATGTGATTTACCTAGGGAAGGGGTAGATAACTATAATATAGATGAATTAACTGAAAGGTTATTTAGTTGTGGTTATGAAGGTATATTCCCACCAGGTATGGGTAGATCTCAATTATACAACACTATAGATTGGAACAGAATAAACATGTGTAGCAACGAATCTAATTTATTGGGGGATGATGTAAAAGATGTACCACCTAAAAAGAATATCAGAATTAACGGTGTTTGTTATGATGTAGACAATGTTGTTCAATATTTAAATTCAAGTAGGATGAAGAATGTAGATCCTTACAACACTAGTAAACAATTATGGAAAAATCAAAACGAACTAGAAAATATTATATTTCATCTGGGGTTGGACCAAAATATTAAAAACGAAAATATGATAGTAAGACAGAAGTTGGATGATGAACTAAAAGAAGTTGTAAAATCTCAAGATGCAGAAAAAATCATAAATTATATGTTTATTGCTGGTTGGGTTTGTGTATCTGACAATCCATTCTCATTTGCTGATGAACCTGAAAAATTCCATTTTGCACAAGTAGTTATAACGAATTTAATAGAAATGGTAAACGAATCTGAAAACAAAGAAGCATGGCTGAATTATTCAAACAGTGGAGGATATAATTTAAGTTCAGTAATCTCAAACATGGCTGCATCATGTGTCCATGGAATTGGGTTTAAACTATTAGGTCATGCAAATTTCCTGTATTACGAAGCCATAAAACATAATAATTTTAAACCTCCAGACATTATATTAAAAACCAACCCAACAACCAAATATTCAGAAACGTTCGAATTAACGTCCCCAAATGGACTTGTTGACACAATTACCGAACAAACTCCGTTTAAATTAATAGAAATTAAGGGTAGTTTTGCTAACAGAAACAATATATCAATAACAAATAATTTGAAAGATATCGTCAAATACGTAAAAAAGATCAAAGACTCCCTCGAAAATCAGATATAATCTCAATTTGATATATAAAAGTACTTAAAGAAACGTTTAGATGGTATATTATAATAAATGGGGAAGAGAACAACAACAGCAACAACAACAACAGTTAACAACATGTCTTCAGATGCAGAGCAAGTAATTGATGGGGGAGTTGAGGATGTCGTAGATAGTGGTCCTGAGGTGTCGGAGCAGGTAACTACTGTTGACACAGTTACTGATCTTATTAACCGTATTGAGCAGATTCAGAATACTTTCAAGATTGAGATTAAAACTGTATTGTCTGACCTTAAGGCAGTACGCAAAGTAGTATCTAAGCTGGAGAAGAAGAAGAACCGCAAGCGTACAGTTGACCCCAACAAGCCTCGTGCACCAAGTGGCATTACCCGCCCTACGGCTGTTTCTGAGGATCTGCGTACTTTTTTGGGTCTAGCGGAGGGGGAACTAATTCCTCGTACAGAGGTCACGAAGAGGATTTCAGCATACATCATCGAGAACAACATGAAGAATCCGGAGGATGGTCGGAAGATCAATCTGGATGGTCCAGCGGGGGAGAAACTTCGTCTTCTTCTGAACCCGGACAAGCCTTTGGGTTTTTTCAACCTCCAGACTTACCTCAAAGTTCATTTTTTGAAAAACACGGACTCTGTCCCAGCGGCAGAACCAACATCGGAAGCACCGAAAGAGAGTCCAGCAGTAGACACAACAACTACCAAAGCACGCACTGCACGCCGAGTACGCAAGACTCGCAAGGATCTCGAGGCAGCAACTTAAAAAGCTATACAGACTGTTATAATTATATTAAAAGTTCAAATGAGCACATGGGTGCTGAAACAGATATATGGTATAGAGCACAAGGAGCTTATTTAAAAAATGCACTAAGAAAGTTAAAATTTGGTAGAGCGATGTCGTTGACCAAAATCTGGCTTAATATAACTAAACTAGGTTGTGGATATAATGAGGAGATAGAGGACGAATGTTGGAGTGTATGTCCCTCTATTTTAAAAGACGAACACTTGGGTGTTTTTAAGAAACCTAAATGCCTTTAGCATTATTTGCAAAGCAAATGCCTTTAGCATTATTTGCAAAGCAAATGCCTTTAGCATTATTTGCAAAGCAAATGTTTATGACGACCTAAGGGTTAAGTTTCAAAAATTTAAATTATTTGAATTTCTGAAATTTTAATCTTGTGTATTAGTAATGGATAGTGCTTTATTTGCATTAATATTAACAATCTTCTTGTTTATTTTAATTTCTTTTTGTTGTTATTATTGTAACAATGCAGAACGATTTGTTGAAAAATCATACGTTATAAGTAATGTTTTTGATACCCAAGGGAAAAACGAAGCAGATATAGATTTGGTTTTGGTAGAAGAAAAACCAAAAACAATTAACACTCTGGATAAACTAACAGGAAAACACAATAATTCAAAAATTGATTTCTATATCAAGAAGAATAATGAGTCATTTCAAATAAATATACCATCGTATGATAATTATTCATTTAGTGGTAAAGGGTTAGTAATTGCAGCAAATGGCATAAAATACAGATATGTTACAGGGGTATATATGAATATTTATGTAATCAGAAATTTATATCAATCGGATATCCCAGTAGAAATATTTTACGTTGGTGAAGATGAACAATTTAATGATCAAATGAAAAATAAATTAATATCTCTTGGAAATGTAAAGCTTGTTGATTTAACAGACAGATTGAATACAAATGTTTCAGATAAACGTCTTATTGGTTACAGAACTAAACCATTAGCTGTTATTGCTTCTTCCTTTCAAGAAGTTGTGTTAATGGACGCAGACGCACTATCGTTCATAGACCCATTTTACTTTTTCGAATTGGATAGTTACATAAAACATGGAATGGTATTATTTAAAGACTATGTATCCTGTTTAAAATTTATAAATAAAGATTTTATAAATAATATTGGGATTGGTGCTGGAAACTATTGTAAAAAAACAGAAGGGTTTGAATTAGATTCATCTTGTGTAGTCGTAGATAAAGAAAGAGCATGGGAAGCATTGTATACAATTTGTATAATTAATGTAGAATCGGAATCATATTATAATAAAAAGAAACGGAATGTTTTGGGCGACAAAGATACCTGGTTAATAGGTTCTATGTTTGTAGATTTTGATCCATATGTATCAGAAGCTGATCCTGGTGTTATGTTATCTTATGATAAAACAGGTATGAAAATGATATATGGTCATCTACAATCTCAAAAAATAAAGAATTTCGAAAACAGTGAAAACAGTGAAAGAAATATTCCCTTGTATTACAACAACCAAGCAATTGATTTAACAGCATTCGACGGGATGGAAGGTTGGGGGTATTTAGATAGCGGAGTAAAAGATTTTAACATGTTACAAACATGGAATGCTCCCTATATTAGTGTTACAGATAAAATGAAGAAAACGTTTTCAGTAGCTAGTGTAGGACTAAACAGCATTCTTCCAATTATTAATATAACAAAACCTCCTAATACAAATAATATGGTTGTTAATAACTTTATTCAATAAACCCAGGGTTAAGTTTAAATTTACTGTATTTTGGTTGTACTTGTGGATAATCATACATACCTCTATTTGGTATATCATAGTCTTTACTCTTTACTTCCATCAATGGAATAGTATCCCTAAGAAAAGGTTCAAAATGTTGCTTACGCTCTTGTTTATCCATCCCTAATTCATCACCCCAATTTTTTTTTAACATATTTAGTTTTTTTTCAAAATTTACTTTAGAAGTATTATATTCATTTGTTAACTGAGCATATTTATCCATATATTCAGCTAATTCATCTTTTCTTCTACTCATTGTTGTATTTCTGGGTACATAATCTGTTACCATATCACTAAACATTGGTTTAGAAGGCGTTTGTACATTTAATTCACTTAACATTGGGATTAAATCCCTAAGTTCGGAAGTTTTGGATTTTCTAGACGGTGTATTAATCATGTCTAACATACCCGGTAAATAATAAGGAACTCCACCCTGTAATCCAGTACTACCTGGAGTTTTACCAGAAGTTAATCCTCTATATTTATTATTGGTAGCATTGGTTACAAATTCTGAAATAGTAATAGTGTTTGGTTCTTGTTCTTTAAGAATAAACTCTATATAAGTTGTATCAGGAACTCTTAATATTTTTGCGATTTCTGCAGCCTTTTTGGCATTTACTTCTTTTTGTTTATCATCAGAATACTTTTTACTACCCATATCCCTAAGTTCACCGTATACTTTTACAGGTCTCCACGATTTAAGTTTTCTAGATTTTTTGATTTCGGATAATTTTCGTTTGTAATCTAACTTGGCCTTTTGTGCATCCGATATAACCTTTGACATTCTATTCTTATTAATACATTAGAAATTTGTTTTGTATTAAATAATTTTGTTTTGTATTATAAATGGTTAAAGAAGAAATTATTAAAGAAAAAAAAACTAAGGATAATAAATTTATTGTTTTTTTTAAAAAATATTGGTGGTTATTGTTATTATTATTAGGTGGTATTATTGCAGCAATTGTCGTAGGTGTCAGAGGAAGTGGTGGCGGAGATTCAGGTATTATTTTCGATCCTAATAACCTAGGAATGTTTGTGTTCACTATGATAGACGAAGAAGATAAAGGAACTATAATACCAATTATGATTTCTGGTGATAATGAAACTAATTCAGTTCCAGCTTCTGAATGGTTTAAAGCTGGAATAATTAACGGAATAACCCCAAATTATGATTCAGATACAAATATGTTTAGTGTTACATTAACACCCAAAGCTAAGGCACAAATTCAAAGTATATCTTTTGCATCTTCAACAAACAATGATTTTATTTCCCCAAATTTCGGAACATCACAAAATGTAAAACAATTTAATTATATTATCTTAGGAGAATTAGATACATCAGAAACAACCAATACAGTATTGAATTTATTCGAATTTGGTAAAGGTGTATCGTCAGATTTAAGCAAATTTACTGTTGTTGATTCGGGACCAACATCGTTTGATTCTATGAAAATTGTTATACAAGACAATTTAAATTTTAGTAAAACAAAATTAAATTAATTAAATTACGCTTTATTTCCAAAATTATTATCTTTGATTATCATAAACATGGATAACATTGTAACTGACCCTAAACTTGGCGGCTACATTGCAGCAGGACTCGGACTCGCTTTTTTAAGCACAGTTGTAGCGTCAGACCACATGGAAAATTTTGGAATTGAAAATTTCGGAAACGACCAGAGAGAAAATTTCTATAACGGAAACAAAGCAGCAAACGGTGTCCAAAGCAACAGCATGTACAGAGGCCCCGACGGTTCCAAACCCCGTGGCCAACAGGATGTTAGCCTAAACAACTCTGGTGATCAGCTCTTAGCTTACCAGATCTACCAACAGGCTGTAAACGCAGCAACCCCTACCAAACAGCAGCTTGATTCCATCTCCGGACAATCACAGGACCAGACTGGTGCCGGAGCCGTCAAACTAGGTGGTGGTCTCAGCGATAAAACCGCACCCTACGATATCCTAAACGGTAACCTCCATGACTCGGAATACCAGGCAGTAAACATGGGCAACGACCGCGCACAGTCCATTAGCGCATGTGCACAGAACGCACCCACCTTCGTTGCAACTTCATTGCTTCCCAAACCTGACATCCCCGGACAGAAGTCTTGGGACATTAACGCACCCGCAAACATCCTGGCCAACCAGAACTTCCTGTCTGCCACACAGCAGGTGGGTGTGGACACAGTACTTGGTAGCTTGCGGAACCCTAGTTATGATATCCGTAACAATATCCCTAACCCAATCAACGTAGTGTCTCCCTGGATGAACACTACCATCACACCCGATCTTGAGAAGAGACCTCTTGATTGCTTTGTGCCCGATAATGGATTGTATGGATGCGGACCCTCGGGTTGTAATACTTCCCCAACGTTCGTTGGAAAGTAAGTATTTAAGAATAAGTTTTATTATAAATCAAATTAAGGACAAATTATACAATAGTATTAATACTGTTATATAAAATGGCTTGGAAATTGTGTGAACATGGAACTCGTGGAAGGTGCAAACCTTGTGGTAGAGGTTATTGTAAACATAGTAAAGTAAAACAAATGTGTAGAGAATGTGATGGTAGAGATTTCTGTGAGCACGATAAAAGACAGTCATCTTGTAAAGAATGTAAAGGGAAATCTATATGTAAGCACGATAAAAGAATACAAAATTGTATCAAGTGTTGTCCAGATAGTTTTTGTGTTCATAAAAGATTGAAAAATAATTGTAAGATTTGTGGTGGGAACAATAGATGTATCCACAATATAATGAAATCTGTTTGTGTAGAATGTGGTGGAGGGTCTTTATGTGTTCATGGAAAGAAAAAACAAACGTGTAAGGAATGTTATCCTAAAAAATATAAAAAATGGAGAGAATATAGAAATAAGAGAAGAGTAGAGAATCCAAGTTTACGATTAAAAGAAAACATGCGTTCTAGAGTTTGGGATGCATTGAAAAATAACGCCAAATCAGCAAATACAGAAACACTAGTTGGTTGTACCATTGCGGAGTTATGGAACCACTTGGAATCCCAATTTACCGAAGGTATGACCCGTGATAACTACGGAAAATGGCATTGTGACCACATAATTCCGTGTGATGCCTTCAACCTAAGCAGACCAGAAGAACAGCGACGATGCTTTAATTATCGGAACCTTCAGCCTATGTGGGGTTCGGAGAATTCTAGTAAGGGTAATGAATACAAGTTTAATATAATTTTGGAAATCGAATTATTTAAATATTAGGTATTAGTAAATTATATACTAAATCCTGCTATAGATAACGCCAATTGTATACTATGATCTTCTTCTTCTGATGACATAATTAATCATTACAAATATTTTAATTAATAATGTTAAAATAAAATGCTTGTTAAACTTAAATGTTAGGACCAGAACTCGATCTTATTAATAGACAGTTAGGACGAATGGTAATGAACTATAATAATGCTATAGATGGTATGAACAACGGGCTATCCTATCCACCTATAAATCCTACCCCTCAAAGTACG